GTAATGGGTGAGCAGAAAATTCTGCGTGACTCCTCTGATGCAGCCCTGCGCAGTTACGTCAGCCGCCAGACCAATGGCCGGTTTGAAGCGCCGGAGTTTCTGGATAACCGCAACATGATCATGGTGCTGGAATCACTCAAACAGTGGCAGCTGCGAGAGCTGCGCGAACGCAAGTGGGAGGACGTATGACACAGGTACAAAGACCAAAACCACACGACGCCCCGGAGATGCTGGCCGATCTGATGGACGCCGGTGCCGCCATTGCCCGCGAGTTCGGTCTGGATGATGAGCAGGCCGACGAACTGGCGCTGCGCATTGTCGAGCAGCTGGAAAACGACTGGCGCGGTCAGCAGCTGTATTTCGGCAGCACTACCAAGATGCGGTTGAGTAAACGTGATCTGGATATTTTCCGCGAATTCACCGGCAACAACGTGCCAGAGTTGGCCGCTAAATACAAAGTCAGCGCCGTGTGGATTTATGCCGTGCTGCGCCGTGTACGTGAACAAACAACCACTGACGCTCAGCAGGCGCTCCTGTAAGCGATTCTGGCGGGCGGCTATGATGACTCACGGAATCGCCGAAAAACGCCCACAGCCCCTTCATGAAGGCTAATTGCCGCGCTTGCAGAGCAAAGAATCGGTGTGAGAGTATCCATGAGAGATAAGGAACCTGAAATGGACGAAAAAGCCACAGTATTGGCCGGTAAACTACCCCGCAGCTTTCTTCATGAGCATGGTTTTAACGATGAAGAGATAAAAATGATCTCGAATTGGTTTCACTGCATCGAGCATTGAGTTCTAAACCATTCACCTGACTGTCCTCAAAAAAGTTTTAAACTCCTTTAAAAGACCTCCCCCGCGCGACTGCTGATACTGGCGTTATCCCTTACACGGAACGCCAACATGCCAGCACCAGTTATTCATCTCTTCAAGCCCGGCACTCATATCGATATGGGTGGCCAGCAGATTTCGTTCAGCGAATCGGATATGCAGGCGTCTGTCGATGCGTACGATCCGGCGCTGCATGAAGCCCCTCTGTGCATCGGCCACCCGAAAGATGACGCACCGGCTTATGGCTGGGTGCAGTCCATGCACATGGCCGCTGACGGCCCCGAGGCGATCCCGCATCAGGTGAACGCCGACTTTGCCGAGATGCATAAAAGCGGCGCGTTCAAAAAAGTCTCCGCCTCCTTCTATACCCCGAACAATCCGCACAACCCGGTGCCGGGTGTGTATTACCTGCGCCACGTTGCATTCCTCGGTGCTCAGCCACCGGCCATTAAAGGTCTTCGTCAGGCGCAGTTGGTTGAGTACGCAGAAGGCGACGACTTCATCACCATCGAGTTTTCTGAATCCCCTGAAGAGGCACCAGCCGCTGACGAGCAGCCGGTGCCGCCATTAGCTGCAACACCCGAACCCGAACCCCAACAACAGGAGGACGCCGCCGTGTCGTCACCGTTATCGCCCGAAGAGGCAGCCGAGCTGGATGCCAAAAACAAACAGCTGGAGCAACAGCTGAAAGAAGAACGTGCGCTGCGCCTGAAAGAAAAAGCCGACCGCGACCATGCGGATAACGTGGCGTTCTGCGAAGCGCTGGCCAAAGACACCCGCATCGGCAAAGACGACGTGGATGTTATGGCCGCTGCACTGGACGCCCTGCAATCGCAGGACACCCTGAACTTCGGTGAAGGCAAAGACGCCCAGCCGCTGCACCAGGTGTTTAAAGATCGCCTGACGGCCATGCCGCCGCGTGTGGAATTCGGTGAAAGCGCCAAAGGCGAAGACGCCGCCGACGGTGAAGACGACGGCGAGACCGTGGTTTACGCCGAAGGCACGCCTAAAGAGCTGCAGGAGCTGGATCAGAAGATCCGCGCTCACATGCAGAAAAACAACGTTTCATACGCTGCAGCGGCTCACGCTGTGGCCAGCAAATAAGGAGCTGACCCATGCCACAACGTTTATCTAACCTGCGCGTCGTTGATCCGGTACTCACACAACTGGCTATTGGTTTCGGGGCCAATATCTTTGGCGCTGCCGAGGCGCTGTTCCCGCTGGTGGAAATCGATACCGAAGCCGGAAAGATTCCGAAGTTCGGCACCGAACACTTCAAAATCTACAACACGCTGCGTGCGCTCCGTGCCAGTTCGAACCGGATTCAGCCGTCGGATATCGATGGTTTTGACATCAACCTCGACGAGCACGATCTGGAGTACCCGATCGACTACCGTGAAAGCGCGGAAGCGGCCTTCCCGTTGCGCTCTCATGCCACCAATGTGGTCACTCAAGGCATTCAGCTGCGCCGCGAGAAATACTGTGCGGATCTGGCCCAAAACGCGGCCAATTACGCGGCCAGCAACAAGATCACCCTGTCTGGCAACAGCCAGTTTACCGATGGCACGAACTCTGACCCCGAAAACGTGATTTCGGATGCTAAAGATGCGATCCGTGCCCAGATCGCGAAAGACCCGAACACCATGGTGATCGGTCACTCCACCTGGAAGGTGCTTAAGCGTCACCCGAAGATGCGCGAGCTGCTGTCGACCGCATCTAAACGCCTGGTTCGGATGGAAGACCTGCAGGATATTTTCGAGATCGAGAACATCGTGATTGGTTCCTCCGTGTTCTCTGCCGACGGTACCAACGCAGTTTCTGACGTTTGGGGTGACAACATCGTGCTGGCGTATGTCCCGCAGAAACAACAGGACATGGAGCGCTCTATGTACGATGCCGCGTACGGTTACACCATCCGCAAGAAAGGCTCGCTGATGATGGATTCGCGCACTGAAGACGGAAAAATCGAGCTGATCCGCCAGACCGACATTTACCGTCCGTATCTGGTTGGTGCAACCGCTGGCTACCTGATCAGCGACACTAACGCATAAGGGGTGAGCCGCGATGACTGCACGTAAGAAAACCCCTTCAACCCCTGCGGCTGACGATCAGGCGCAGGCTACTACCACTCCGGAGGCACCGGCCCAGCCGGTGACCTCTGAGCCGGTTCAGCCACCGCCAACGCCTGATCCACCAACGACGGTGTCCACGCCTGGCTATAAAGCTGAAACCCCGATCCTTCATAGCGGCGAGAAGTATCTGCCAGGCGATGAAGTACTGGACCTGACCCCGGATGAAGCTGCGCGCCTGCTGGCGCAGGGCTTTATCTCTCTCATTATCGACGGAGACGCATCATGAAAACACATCATCCAATCCTGATTACCAGCATCACTGCCGCCGCTGCGCTGGCTCAGCGCCGCTTTGTCGGTTTTGACGGCGATGTCTGTGCCGCTGAAGCCAAGGCGCTGGGTGTGACTGAATACGCCGCTGACTCTGGCGACCAGGCCAGCGTCAATGCCAGCGGTGTGATTCTGGTGGAAGCCGGTGGTGCGATCGCTGTCGGTGCGCAGGTTGAATCCGACGCTAACGGCAAGGCCGTGACCATCGCCTCGGGTGCCAGCAACGGCTACGCACTGGACGCGGCTGCCGCTGACGGCGACGTGATCCGTATCGCGCGCGGTATCTGATCATGAGTGTTTACGCCTCGGTAGAAGAGCTGGCAGCGGTTGCCATTAACGGCTGGGAGGAGCTGGCGCAGTTTGCCAGCCGTAACCCCGACGTAACCGGCGTGCTGCTGGAGGCCCGCTACCGGGGCGAAAACACCGACGACGAACAGAGCGCCAAGGACGATGCTGATACCGCACTGGATCAGCTAGAAAACCTGTTGAGCGCCGTCTCCCGTTACGCCGACACCTACCTGAACCAGCGCTACCGCGATCTGGTACCACTGGCTCAGCAGTATTACGAAAACACCGGCCTGCCGTACGCGGTGGCGGTGATTGCTCTGGGCCGGATTTACGGCCTGAAGCAGGACGACGACATGCGCAAAACGATTAAAGCGCAGGAAGACTACCTGCGGGATCTGGCCTCGGGCAAAGCATCACTGGATTACACCCAGCCGACCACGCCGGATGAGCCGGGCCGCATGACCGTCAGCTCGCGCCCCAGTGCCTTTGATATGACCGGGTACGACAGCTGATGTGGACCGACATTGAAAAAAGCCTGGTCGACGTACTGAAAACCGCGCTGCCGGATGTGCGTGTGCTGACGGCCAACGATTTGAAAGACGTCGATGAGGCCAACCAGCCGACCCCGGCGGTGCATGTGATTTACAACGGCTACCGGGTGAGCGAGAGCCGACCGGATGGTCTGATTTCCCGCGTCAGCCAGAACTGGATGACGGTGATTGCAGTGAAGAACCTGCGTGACCGTAAGCGCGGCTCAGCGGCCCGGACGGACGCCGTCGCACTTGCTGAACAAATCACCGGGGCACTGATGGGTGAACAGTTACAGCCCGCCGCCGGGCCATTGATATTAGCCACCGCACCGGCCCCCGGTGCCAGCGACGGCTTTCTGTATGTGCCGATCGCCTGGACGGCAGACGTTGTTTTAAAGCGACCTACCAACTAACCAGCTGAGGAGCTGACGATGAGCAAACCAACCACCAACTCAGTTGAGGTCACTCTGCTGAAGCAACACACCCACAAAGGCGTGGCATACGCCAAGGGCGACAAGATTTCCGTCCGCCCGGATCAGAAGATCTGGCTGGTAAAAGAAGGCGTGATCGCAGCGGATGCAGCGGCCACAGCCTCAACCCCTGAAAAGGAGGCTAAGTAATGGTTCAGCGTGTACGTGTTTTTAAACCGACCAAACTGGTTGGGCGTTTATACATCCGTGAGGCAGGTCAGGCGACTGCACCTCGTTACCACATGGGCAACAGCAGCGAACTCAAACTGACGTATGACGAGCAGGTGATTCCCCAGCCCGATTACGACTCGGTCTCTGGCGGTGTTGCCGCTGAGGTGCGCCTGCTCAACAGCATTGAGTTTGCTGCTGCATTGCACGACCTGAATGCTGACAACCTGGCTCTGTTGCAGCGCGGTACCCGCACAACCATCACCGGCGCTACGGTAACGGATGAGGCAATCACTGCCCATAAAGGTGCGCTGATCAGCCTGGCCAACATCAATGCAAAGAGCGTTGTGGTAACCAGCTCTGACGGCAATACCACCTACACCGAAGGCGATGATTATGAAGTGACCGGCGCGGGTGTGCTGATCAACTCTACTGGCGCGATTGCGACTGCCATCGATGCGTTGCCTGATCCGACCACCGGTCTGGATCTGCTGGTTGACTACACGTTCGCTGACTACCAGCGCATTCAGCCGTTCACCGAATCCGGTAAAACCTACGAGCTGCTGCTGGATGGTATGAACCAGGCCGAAGACGGTCTGCCGGTTGTGATTACGCTCTGGAAGGTCAACGTCGGTGTGCTGACTGAGTGGCTGCTGAAAGGCGACTCGATTGCCTCTCTGCCATTCGCGGGCAAGCTGCTGGCTGACAAGACCAAAGGCCAGGGTGAATCCGCATACCTGCAGATTGACCAGGTGTAAGCCGGACCACTATCTACCAATAAAATCCGGAGCAATAAAAAAGGCGGCAATTAGCCGCCTTTTTCAAATCGGGTGGGATGAAGTTAACGCCCTGCGAAGAGTAAGGAACCACCGGCACTGCCCGCCGCAACCAAGAGGCAGATCAGGGCGGGATAAATCGCCACGCCGACTGCAGGCGTCATCAGCAGGAACGCCACAAAAAACTGAATTGATACCACTGAGATACGGTCCAGAGTCATGAATAACGACCTCAATTTGGCGCTTAAGATCAAAGCCACTCAAGAAGGCTTAGGTGAGATTAAGTCCATCATAACAGAGCTGGACAAGGCAGGGGTAGAAACCACCGAGTGGAAGCAGGCTATCGATGGTCTGGATAAGTCGCTGGCGGATGCCGGAAAGAACCAGGAACTGATCGATAACTTTGTGGACCTGCGCCGTGAAACCACGGCCACAGCCACGGCGCTGGAAGAGGCGCAGCAGAAAGCACAGAAACTCGCCAGAGAATTAAAAGACACCGAGAACCCGACCAAGGCGCAGACTGCTGCCTTTGAAAAAGCCCGCACTGAAGTCCGCAAGGCCTCTGCCGAATATCAGACTAACCGCCTGTCCGTTCAGAAGTTGCGCACAGAGCTGAAATCTGCCGGTATTGAGACGCGCAATCTGGCCTCGCACCAGGTGGCAGTGAATAAGAGCACAGCGGCGGTCGACGATAAGGTCAATGCGCTGACCCGCGACCTGAAAAAACAGGTGGCACAGATCAATTCTGTGACCTCTGCCAACCAACGTCAGGCTGCCTCTCACCGTAAGATCCGCGACGGCGTTGAATCCATCTCTACCCAACTCGGTGCTTTGCAGCGCAATGCGGTGGCGCTGTTTGGTGTGACTCAAGGTGCGCAGCTGGTCGGCGATCTAGGTCGCATGGCTGATGAGTACACCAATCTGGCGGCGCGGGTGCGCCTGGCGGTCGGTGAAGGCGATGCCTTTGAAGCCGGTATGGCGGACATCCGGGAAACCGCGAACGAGACGGGCAGCGCGCTAGAATCCGTCGGTGAGCTGTATGTGACGCTGAACCGGGCCACCAAAGAGCTGGAAATATCACAGCAGGAAGTGGCGGCGCTGACCGATACCATCAGCAAGTCGTTTCTTGTGTCCGGGTCCTCTGCGCAGGCGGCGGATGCAGCGATTACACAGCTTGCACAGGGTTTACAGTCTGGCGTGCTGCGCGGTGACGAATTCAACTCGGTGATGGAGCAAAGCCCGCGTCTGGCTCAGGCGCTGGCTGACAGCCTGCAAGTGACCCGTGGCGAGCTGCGGGCAATGGCTGAAGACGGCAAGCTGACCACGGAAGTCATCGTCAATGCGTTGCAGGACCAGTCAGCGGCGATCGCTCAGGAAGCGGAGAAAATCCCAGACACCATCGGGCGTGCTCTGCAACGGGTGAATAACGAATTCATGCTGGCGGTCGGCCAGATTGATCAAGCTGCCGGGGTATCAGCCACCGTCGCTGAGGCGCTGTCTTCGGTCGCGGCCAATATGGATCAGGTGATTAACCTATTGGAGCTGGCTGGTGAAGTGGCCACGGCAGCCTTGCTGCGCAAGTACGTTCCGGCGGTAATTGCATCAAGCAAGGCAATGGTTACTGCTGCCCGTGATGGCACTCTGTTTGCCAGTAGCCTGACGGCAGTTGAAGGCTCTGCTAAGGGCGCTGCCGGTGGTATGGCACTGCTGAAGAACGGTCTGCAATTACTTGCCGTAACGTACGCCGTCGACCAGGTGTTTGAATTGGTCGGTGCGATCGGAGAACTGCGTCAGGCAAGCCGCGAGCTGGGTGATTCTCAGGAGGCGGTAGCGGCTCAGAATAATGCGTTGGCCAATGCCTATGCTCTGATCAGTGAGCGCACCGGCGTGGTCGTGCGCAATATGCAGGATCTGGATGCTGCGCTGGCTGCCGGTACCATCGTCATCGATGAGCAGACCAGCAGTTATCTGAGTGCGGCCCAGGCAGCAGAGCGCAAGACTGCTGCCGACAAGGCGCTGGCAGAATCCTCTGTGCAGATGTCCTACACCCAGGAACAGCTTTCGGCCCGCCTCGCAGAGACCAATAAACAGTTGCAGCAGGCAGTCGAGGATAACAGCAAGCTGGAGTCTGTTATGTCCGGCGCACTGCTTGATGCGCTGAAAAATGGTGAAGCTGGAGTCGGTGCATTTGCCATCGCCTTGCGTGGTGTTGAGCAGACCGGACAGCTGACGACCGAACAGATTGAAAATGGCCTATCCGTAGCGCTGCAGAAACTCAGCAATGAAGAGCGGGCTCGCTTTGGAGATCTGCTGCGCGAGGCAATGCGGAAGATTAAGGACGGAGCTCAGAGTGCTGGTTTGTCGGTCGAGCAGCTGCAGGCTCAGATTGACGCGTTGAATGCGTCCGAGATCGATGCCGCACTAAAGCGCCTCGGTACCAGCCAGGCGGAGCTTAACAACGAGATCACCACCGGTACGCGGCAATCCCTCGCAGATCTGGAGCTACTCAAGGAGCAATTGTACAGCACAGGCCGCAGCGGATCCGAAGCCGCCGCTATTATGGAACCAGCGCTGGTCGGTGTCTTCAAAAATGCCCGTACTGAGGCCGACAAAGCTGCTCTCTCAGCTGTACTGGATAACTATCAAAAGTCCGGTTTGATTACTGCAGACGCGTTTAAGTCTCTGAACGCCGAATTGACCGGCAGCACGGCGAAGATGGGGGAACTGGCCCAGGCTGGCGTTGACGCTGGTCGCCGTGTCACTGAATCTGCGCAGGAAGCCGCTGCAGCAACCGCTGCAATGAGTGATGCTGCGCAAGTGGCCGGGACGGATGTTCAGGGTCTGGCAGCTGGTCTCGCTGAGTGGTTTATCGGCGTACGTAATGAGCTGTATGAATTATCTGAGCAGACCGGTCAGCTGTTCGACCGCCGCATGGGTATCGACTCCACCGGGCCGGTGACTGAGATCGAATCCATCAAGCAGTCCATCGTCAGCCTTGGTGAACAGATCCGCGATGTGGAACGCGCCAACATGCTGCTGTTTGATGCCACCGGCCTGCGCGAATGGGAGACCGAGGTCGTCCGCGCATCCAACTCTGCAAAGCAGGAATACCTGGGACAGAAGCTGCGGGTGCTGGAATATTACGAGGCCCTGCAATCAGGTCAGGGGATTAACCAGGCATTCATCACAAATGCCGAGCGCTCGATCGATAAGATGAATTTACTCGGCTCTGAAGACCTTTCTCAGCTGCGTTCGGCGCTCGATGCTGCCAATCGAAAACTCGAACAAATGAACGAAAACGCGAGCAACACCCTCGGCAATCTACGTGATGAACTGGACCGTCTGAACGGCGATACCGAGTCGATTCAGCAGCGCGATTATGAGCAGAAAAAAGCGGAGCTGCAGGCGCAACTGGACGCTGCGCGTAAAGCGGGCCAGGACCAGGCGGTTGCTGATCTGACCGAGTCGCTGCGCATTCTTGAGGAAGTGCGCAAAGCACAGAAAGCCGCTGCAAAAGAATCCGGCTCTTCTTCACAGTCATCCAATTCCTCATCCTCCAGCTCCACGGCGTCTTCCTCTTCTGGTTCATCTGCGCCTGCCAGCGGCGGCCAGCAGGGCTATTTTACCGTCAAGGTAGAACTGCCGGATGGCAGCAATCAGACGATAAAAACGACCAACCAGGCCGAGGCGCTGAAACTCAAAGACGTGCTGGATGAACTGGCCAAGTACAAATCACTGAGCGGAGCCTGATATGCAGATCGACACCACTGAACTGAATGAACAGACCGTCTGGGAGAACGAATTCGACTGGGCACCGGTGGCGCAAAGTACCGAGACCAGCATCGGTGGCGTGCCGGATATTCAGGCGCGTTCATTGAGTTACGGCCAGCCGATCCGCCTGACCAACGGCTGGTATAGCCGGGTGGATTTTCTCGCGCTGCGCGATATGCAGAACAGCGCCCCGACCATCAAGCGCACCCTGACGCTGAACGATGCCACCACGCATACCGTGGTGTTCGACATCGAGGCCGGTGGTGTGACCGGCGCGCCGGTTTACCCGACCACAAACCCGACCGCTGACACCCTGTATGCGGTAACCATTAATCTCAAAACCGTGGAGCCTGACTGATGGCTATCAACCCAGAAGACCTGAAAATCCTCCGCTCTGAACGCATCTCTGACGAGAGCGACGGCGGCGGACAAATGACCAACGAAGAGATCAACCCAGGCGAGGTCAATAACCTGTGGTCAGATATCTCGTTAACGCTGCAGATCGGCGGGGGGG